GATGTTATCTACTGATGCAAAATTAGCGATTGCGTTATGCATATCAGTTACATTCTCGACTAGATCAGCGTCACTAAGTGTATTACTGTAAGTATTTTCATACATCGAGTGATATCCGAATTTAAGCCAATGAGCGTTATTTGTGAAGTCTGTTTTGAATTTCGTCGTTACATCTGCCATTGTGAACGAATCTGTTGTTTTTGACCAAAACAGATAAAAACTAAATACAGCTCCGTACTCTTCGTGCCACTCTTTTAGTTGCGCGAAAGTTGGATGATCAAATAAAGATGCATAACTATCTTTATTCGTTGTTAAATTTTTCATTAACTCGAATGTATCATCGATTGATATGTGCATTATTTTTTGAGGTTGATACTGTACATCAAGACTAATTAGAGTTGATTGTATTGCTGTTGTACCTCTATAAGCAATGCCACACTTATTGATTTTTTCCCCAATTTTATTAACTAGAGAAAAAGAAGCGTGATATACTCCATTAACATAAACGACTGCAGATTTGCCAATAAAACGAACTTCCACTTTCATTGTTGTTGGTGTTGTTGGATAAACAAGCGTCACCTTTGTAAACTCGTTAGTAATTGCAGTGACAGTTCCGGTGTACTTGTTAAGCTCAAACGCTTCAACGGCTGGCGTACCCCCGATTCGTAAAACATTAAACCACACGATGCGACCGTCTGAACTTTCTACAAATAAACGATTACTTTCGTCGGTTGCTTGCCCGACTAAAAACTCAGCTTTTACAGCATAGATATTTCTACGCTCGTCAGTTCGACTGTATAAAAGCCATCTATGAAAGTTTGAGCTGGAAATATTGGAATCCAGTCGTAGATTACCAAAATCATCTAACCCAAGCACACTCTTATCGAAATTAGATTCAGGAAATAAATCTAACCATCTGCGCATCCTAGATTCCTCTAGTTTAACTTTTGGGGCTGGATACTTGTTTGTTTCGAGATATATGCACGATGATAGATGATCTTTTAATCCATCTGCAATAGTAGTGTCATCCGCTACGCTCGCTACTTTTACCGAAAATTTAGCGACACTAGGAAAAACCTCTTTCAGTTTTTTGAACTCGATTGGATTTGTTGTAAAACCCCCGCTATCCCCTAAAGGTGTATTGTCGCTACCTAATAAGACTATAGCAAATTTGTATTGTGAATCAGTGTTAACAGCTCTGTAATTCTCATTAAACAGCATAATGTCTGAGCAATATCGAGATGTTGATGAGACAAAATTACCGTTTTCATCGATGTTTCTGCGTAACATTTTAAGTGTAACAGGATAGTAGTCAAACTTGACATTTAGAGCAACTGGTGCGACTGAACTATCGTCGATTGCGGTTGCTTGAAATGCTCCACCATCCATCCACATCGAACCTGACCAATAATACCAATGACCATCAGCAGCAACAACATATAGTTTTGTATCACCAGTAGGAAAAGCTGATTGTAGTGCTGACAAGGTTGCATATGTTCCGCCCCAACCACGATCTAGGATTGATACTTGATTTTGCAAATTAGAGAGATTGTGATTTGTAGCGATTAAATCCGCTTGATTCGCTTTGTTTGTAGCAAGAGCATTAACCTCACCTTTTGTCGCTTTTTCGTTTTCAAGGCGATTGATTTCGTCCACAGTTTCCGCCAACTGTTCACTAAATTGCTTCTGCATATCGCGCACTATGTCGCCAGCAGTTTCGATTTCTCTTGCAGGAGTGTATACGGGATCAGGCGTTTTCAAATCAGTGAGCTCAGGATCCTTATCCTCACTACCACCACTAATGATCGTATTTACACGACTATTCACATAATCGATAGCCTGCTCTGCATTCCCGATACTCGGAATACTGCCCTCATATTTGATGGCTTTCGTGCTATGCGCTTGTGTTGATGTTTTGTGAGATTTTATATCTGTATCTAACTCAGTAAATTGCCTGTTGATCCTTTCCCTAGTCTCGTCTAGAGATTCAGGTATTTTTAACGGTTCAATATTAGCCATTTCATCACCTCTAAAAGTAAAGTGTTTCAAACTTGAATGAAACGTCTAAATTCAAATTTGTTCCTGTTATTGATAATTCGTTTATGCCAGCTTTATGCTCAATAAAATCGCCTGTCATATGCTTTAAGACGTTTTGTGTGCCTTTTTTAACAGTCATTCGATTGTTGTTAATGGTTAATGTCTCAGAAGCTAATGGAGCGTTATAACCAAATGTTTTACCGTTGCAGGATATTGCAATGTTGGTTATTGATCCGCTTAACTCGATGATTGGTTTAACTATCATCGTTCCCCAGTTATTGATTTCAACCGAGCCAGCACCAGTTACACGATATGCCCATGAATCGCCCCATCTAATAGATGAACCCCATGTAACCGATGAACCCCACGTAATAGCGTCTGAGCTGTCTAGCGAATGTCCAAATGGATTACCTACAACAACAAGCGGCAATGTAAATTGTCCATATCCAAAAAGACGATTGATGCTTAATGAACCGCTATAACGCACTAGAAAGTAACGATCAGGATTTACGTCAAATACAAGCTTTAATTGCTTGGGCTTACCGTATCCATCTAGTAATACACTTGCTATACGCTCAGAAGCTTGCTGCAATGTTCGATAGTCTTTTGAAATGATATGACAGTTCAGATTAAATTGCCTAGCTCCAACATCTGCTCCAAAATCTAAGATTCCATTTACACCTGGAATAGAAAGAAACCTATCCACCGTATTAGGTAAGATAGGTCTATCAGAATCATGCCCCATGATGATATTTAATTCTTTGGCTGAAATGCCATCTAACGTAAAACCACCGTTTATCAACGTATTCCAGCCCCCCTTAATGCTTGTTGCTGTAGATTAAATAATTCCCTTGCAAGAGCCTTAATATCGTTATCAGAGCGCACATTGAAGTTAGCGCCTGCAAACATACCTTCAAAGCTAATGGACGTTCCTGAAGCCGCTGAACTGCTTGTGGATTGCTGCATGTCCGGTACTGCCGCAGTCGCTAGTTTTTGAGCTTGGTTACTGATAGCACTTACGGTATTTTTCATACCAACAACTAGACCTTCACCCGTCCACTGTCCGAGCTGTTCAGTGACTTTTGATGGAGAGTTAATATTAAGTGCGTTTTTGATTCCATTTGTAATTGTGCTAGCGATGTTTTTGACTGTCTCTTTTACCTTATCAACCATTGAACTGATACCTTTAATCAGCCCATTAATAATATCCTTACCGACTTGAAGAAGGTCGATGTTTTTGAAAAAGCCAATAATGTTATCCATGATATTCATAGCAGTTTTCTTGATCGATTCCCAAGCTCCTGACCAATCACCTTTAATAAGTTTCATGGCAACGTCAATAATCCCAAAAATCAAATCAAGAGCTGTAGAGATAACGAGCTTAATAGTTTCCCACACAGTCGTGATCGTAGCTTTAATGATTGTCCAAGCTGTAGAGATAACCATTTTTATGGCTTCAAACTGAACCTTGAAAAAGCCAACTAAACCGATTAATAACGGCTTGATGGCTGCCATAATCGCTTCACCGTGTTCATCCCATAAAGCCTTTATCTTACCTAGCGATTCGCCTATAAAAGCTTTGAAATCCTCAATTAAAGGCATTACGAAATCTAGTATCGCTTGCCACGCTTGTTGTAAATTTTCTTTTATCGCTACCCAAGTTTCATCCATGAAATTTCGAACATCTTCGTTTTTCTTGTAGAGCAACGTTAATGTTGTAATCACGCCAGTTATAGCAGCCACTGCAATGCCGATCGGGCCAGTTAATGCAGCTATTACACTACCAAACACCGAACTCGCTCCACCGGCTGCGGTAACTGCAGCGGACATAGTGCCAAAAAATCCAATGATGCTAGAGATACCGCTAGCTAGTTGACCTATTATGACTATGATTGGTCCTATGGCAGCGAGTAACCCACCGAGCACCGTTACAACCACTTGCATGACAGGTGATAGCTCAGCGAATAAACTAGCTATGCTGCTAATGAAAGCAATAAAAGGCGGCGCTATATCCTTAGCAATAGATAGGAGAGTTTGAGCAAAAGGCATTATGTCAGTCTGTAACTGTCTCCAAAACTCATTAAGATCAGACTTGAAGTTGTCGCGCATTGCATCGCCAGCTGATTGTGTAGCACCTTCAAACTCATTGAGCGATCCTATACCTGCATCCAAAGCTAGGACTACATCTTTCTCCAAGTCCTCCCACTGTGTACCAAATAGAGCTACACCAATACGATTCTGTGCAATAGGATCTTCAATTTCTCTTAGTTTCTGAATAACTCCAACAAGAGCATCTTGTCCAGTTATCGCACCAGTGGATAGATCATCTAAGAGGTTTTGACCTTCGCCCATGATTGAGCTAAGCACTGTAAATGTATCGCTTGCTGACTTACCGCCTTTTTGCAAATTGGCAACCATTTGCGTTGCTGTTTCTTCGCCAACCTTACCGACAAGCTCCATGAACTCTTTAGATTGCTTACCGCCAGCTGTTAGCGCATCTGTCCATTCAATTATGTCGTCAGGAGAAAACAATTCAGCTAAAGCGTCATACGTACTTTCGCTATCGTCCTTGATGCGGATATTAAACTCTTTTATCGCATCCCCGACTTTATCAAGGTTAAAAGCTCCATTTTCCGCGCCTTTAATGAGCATCCCCATCGCATCTTCAGCGCTGATGCCCATTGCCTTAAATTGCGGTGCGTATTCTCTTAATGTATCAAGTAGTTCACCGCTAAAGTCACCACCAAGTTGAAACCCTTTAGTCATGAGATCAAAAGCTGCTTCGCCATCGATACCAAAGTTTTTCATCATGACTGATGCTGTGCGAGTGGTTTCTGAAACATCAGCGTCAAACACTTCAGCCAAAGTCAATGCATGCTGCGTTAATTTCCCTAACTCTTCATCGTTTAGACCTTGGATGTTTGTGCGGGTTTTAACTAATGCTTGGTTTACTTCTTCTAAACTCTCACCAAATCCACGTTTCCAAATATCGCGACTGACATTAGTTAACTTCTCAGCTTCTTCGGCACTTAAACCAAGTGATGCAGACATTCGAGAGGTAGCTTCTTCACTATCAGCTGCAAGCTTGGTTAACGCTGCGCCAGCTGCAACAATCGGTGCGGTAAGTCCTGCGGTCAAACCAGATCCTAATTTAGTTGCTTTATCTCCAAATTCACCTAAGCTTTCGCCTGTTTCATCCAAACTTTTTGAAGCTTGCTTAGATGTTTCAGGAACTTTTCCAAGCTCACTGTTAAACTTAGATAATTCTTGCTCAGTCTTAGCAATTTCACGTTGAAAAGCTCGATATTGACCTTCTGAAATTTCACCTTTTTTGAATTGGTCGTTAACTTGCTCTTGTACCTTTTTCAAGCGATCAAGCTTTTCAGACGTGTTAGCTACCGCATCACTTAATAATTGTTGCTTTTGAGCAACTAGCTCAGTATTGCCGGGATCTATTTTTAAGAGCTTATCAACCTCTTTAAGCTCTTTTTGTATGTCTCGGCTTTTCTTATTTACATCAGCCAACGCTTTGCCTAATGCGGTGGTGTCAGCTCCGAGTACAACCGTTATACCTTTAATTTGCTCAGCCAACTAATCACCTCCCAAAAAAAGCGTCAATGTCGGCTTGTGTGGCTTCTCGCGGCTTTTCTTTATCCGCGCCTGTAAAACTTTCAGCCATCGCAAAAAGGTCTGTCACTCGAAGCTCTTTAAGTTCCTCGAATGACAGACCTATTTTTTTAGCTATTACTAATAAATCAATTTCAAAATTCAATAGATCCGGTTCATCGTTTCGGGGCGAACTTTGCGCCCCCTCCACGAAAAAATCCGTCTTTGATTTCAGTCATGATATTTTGCAACATGTCAGCATCTGTAATATCAAAGGATTCTAAGCTAGCTACCCACGATTCATACGATGGAGTTGGCGTGCTTGTAAATGCAGAATCTGCTTTATTCATCGCCCACACCATTTGCAGCAATACAACGTCATCCAAGCCGCTCAAATCGATGTTTTTGATGTTTTCAATGTCAATTCCAGTGTTTAGCTGTTCAAGACTTACAAGTCCTTTAGCGAAGCTCATAAAGTCTGATAGAATAGTACGCTTAAATTCTTGCTTGTAGTAAATGGATGCAAGTGGATTCGCACGAATGCGAACCACCTGCCCACCAATATTAAGCTCTTTCATTAAGCGTCAACCTCCAACGCTGCAATAGCATTCATTAGATGAGTATAAGCAGCATCAACTTGGTTTTGTGGTGCTGTGGCCGAGCTATTCACCGTTGTTGCATTTGTAAGTGCAGCTTCTAGCACATCCCACGATTCAGCCACGTAATCCGCTTCTGTGAGCGTTCCGGCAACTGCAATAGCGTTAGCAAGAGCAGATTTGTTCACAGTACTTGAAGCCGGCAGCGTAACCGCATTGAAGAAGTTGTTATAAGCGGTAGAATTGCTTGCATTAAGCTCAACATCACCTTTAACAACCATTTTCGCTTCACCATTTACAACAATTTCGATTGGTGAAATTGTTAGATTAAGTACATCGGTTGCAGGAGTAATTGATTCATTTTTAGTTGTGCGTTCTTTTGATGGTCTGCTTGCAATGCATTTATAGTAAATAAATTTTCGATTTTTCTTGTCGCCGTGTACCTGACCCATTAATGCAAATGGTTTAGGCTCTGCGTCCGACACCTCAACAAGCATACCGTTTGAATCAATGTACCATCCTAACATTTCAGCAAGAACAGCATCAGGAACATTAGCTAGTTCAAGCTCTGCTGTATAACCATTGTTCGTGTTTACTACGTAATATGCAGTGTTATCTGCATAGAACGGTGTTTGCTCTCCTACTGTAGTTGGAGTAAAGCGCACCGCGCCTGGAATATGAATAGGTGTTACCCATGCTGGTTGGCTTAACGCATTTGCATTTTCAAAAGCAATGTGTACTTTTTCTAAACCAAATGTGACTTTATTTTCGCTCATTATGTCACTCTCCTATAATTTGGACTTCGTATAAAATTTGAAACAATTCCTCGTTTTCAAGCCATGTTTCAGACTTGGTGTAAGTCAACCCAAGATTTTTTAAAGCGGTTTGTATCTTAGCTTCAGCGGTTAGATCCTTTGTTCCCGTGTATAATTCGATTTGAAAGTTACTGATTTCAACGTAATTTGTGTTGTCAGCCTTTAGATCGCTGTCATAAGCGAACAGATACACGATATACGGAGGATTCGCCGTTGTTTTAAAATGCGAATAAGCCACTGGATAGCCAGTAGCTTTTAGTGCTGTAAATAAATCTGCTTGTGTCATTTATCCACCTCTTTTGATGATGGATTTTATGTTTTCTTCGAGTAGAGCAGTTTCGCGGTCTGTAGCTGGTCTAACATGTGGTTTTCCGGAAACACGACCACCACCGCGCTTAGCATGGCCATTTTCTAATAGATGGACTAGACTTCCTTTTTTCTTGTTGTAAACAGTCACTGTGATTCTTCCATGACTGTTTTCGATTTTGCTAGTCCATCCCTTTTTGTAATCTCCTGTTTTTAAAGGCGAGCTGGCTTTAATAGCCTTTACAAGTTCTTTAGAACGAGCTTTGACTTCTTCGTTTATCTCGCTTGTCACATTCTCAGTATACGTCTGAAAACCTCGCACAATCTCACTAGAAAGGTTGCTGAGTGAAATGTTAGACATTGCCGATCACCCTTTCACAAGTCAGCTCGATCTCCTCAATGCCTACTTTGAAAGTTCGTATAACTTTGTATTTCACACCGTAATACTCAACACTTTCTTGACCGCTATACTCATATGCGTGCATTTTGAGTATAATTTCAGGTTTCATTCCGTTTTGAGCTGCGTTGTAAAATTCATTTCTACCTACTGACATTTCTTCACATAACACTGTAGTTGTCGTAGGTGTCCTGATTTCATTCCCGATTGAATCTTGTGTAATGGTGTAGCCAATTAAAGTTAATTCGTGATCATACATCATTGCCACCAGCCGATACAATAAGATTGTGCAGCCTGTATTGCAAATGTCTCGGCATGGAACCGGCATTATTAGCAGCTACTGGTGAGTGGTGTTGAACGCTTTGATATCGCCAGGTCGCATAATCAACGCAAAACATCAAATGAGCACCGTTCTCGTGGTCCAATACGATGCCTTTTTCCTTCGTAAGTTCATCGATTACACCATTAATGATAGCGGTCAGGTAAACATCCCTGACCGCCGTTGAAATGCCTAATCTTGCCTTAACAAGTGCTAAGACTTGTGTAGGGTTCATAAAGCATCATTCCTTATGATTTTGTTACGACAACAGTGTACGTCTTAACTGTAGTGCCATAAGTTACAGTAATTGTTACTGTGTTAGATCCACTCGCCCATGTAGCAGCTTCTCCATTAGCAACATCAGTATTGCCATTCTTAATGGATACCACTGCACCATCTTTAGCAGCCGTTGCTGTAATCGTATTTGTCGCCGCTGTAGTAGCTGCCGTGTAATTAAACACTGAACCATCAAATGATGGAGAAAGACTTAAAGAACCAATTGTCAATGCAGATAGATGTGCGTCAGAAGGATTCGCGATATCTGGAGCAAAGGTTGCTGTAGTTGTTGGATTTGCATTCGCGATATTAACCATCACAAATCCTTCACCGAATACTGGTTTTCCATCATAACGAGCTGTACCTTTGAACACTGTTTGATCCTCGATGAATCGTACATGCTCAGATTGCGCAAGTTGAATGCCTGCACGTTCGACCAACAAATACAATGAACCATATCCACCGATGATGTCGTTATCGTTCATAAATTCTAAAATAACAACATCTCCGCCAATAACCGGCATTGTTTGGTTAACTGATGATACTAGTGCTCCTGCTGCATTGAACACGATTGCTTTTGCCTGTAATGCAGCATAGGTATTACTATTCATTGCCCAG